GCCCATCGTAGCGCTCCTAAACATGCTATGAAACGTTTCAGAAACGTTCACCGCGTTTCATGCTCTGCTTCATTGCGTTTCATCGCGCTCACTTTGCGCTGAGTTTGCTCTCTAAGAACTCGCATTTGAATTTGTAAATCGTTGATAGCAAACAATATGTAATTTACATTGTGAAACGTTTCAGAAACGTTTCTGAAACGCACCAGAACAGAACAGAACAGAACAGAACAGAACAGATAAATACAAGTACATTGTCGGCGCAAAAAGCTGCGCCGACGCTAATGGGGGTGCGCTATAATCCTGCTATGGTCTGGCTGCACGAGACCGAGAGAGGGCATTGTTATGGGATTAGGCGTATGGACGTACCATCAGGCAAGCGGCCTGATGGAAAGCCCCTCCGGCTTCCGGCTGGGCGAGGCGTACTCAGGCAATGGCGCTGGCCTAAACAATCCCGCGATGGAGAGCGTCCCAATGCACGGCCCTATTCCGCGTGGTGCGTGGACGATTGGGTTATTTTTCGATGATTCTGGCGGCAAGGGGCCAGTTGTGTCGCACCTAACGCCGCGCGATGGCACCGAGACGTTCGGGCGTTCCGGATTTATGCTCCACGGAGACAACTCTGCGGCGGACCACACGGCAAGCGAGGGCTGTATCGTCGCGCCGCGATTCATCCGCGAGCAGATCGCCGCAGGTTTTAGCGTATGCAATGTGCTGGAGGTGGTGTAGTGACAATCTCGCATGCATGGGCGATCGGTATCGGCATGGTGCTGGCGCTGGCCAGCGTGCTAGGCGGGTACGAGTTGCTCCAGGAGCATGATGCGAGGCTCACGGCCGAGTCAACGCAATCCGCGCAGCAGCAGGTGATCTCCGCCGCGCAAAAGAGCATCGACCAAGCCAGGGCCGAGCAGGCGCAAACCGCCAGCGATCTCAAGGCGCAACTTGCAGCTATTACCAACCAGCGCACCATCGTCATCACGCCCCTGCAGGCAGCAACAGTCGCCAACACGCTGTCCAACCTCCCGGCGCAGGTCCAGGTCCAGCAAGTTCCAGCCACGCCCACCGCGCCAGCCACTCAACAGATCGTGATTCCGCAGGCTGACATCCCCGCATTCCAGGCTTACAAGCTCGATTGCGACGAGTCCAAAGCCAAGCTCACCGCCTGCTCACTCAACTCCGCCAGCGCCGCCGTGATCCAGCAGGGCACAGCCAGCCAGCTCGCCGCAGTGACCAAACAGCGCGACACCTGGGAGGCCACAGCCAAGGGCGGAACGTTCTGGCACCGGCTCCGTCACGATGCAATCCAGATCGGAATCAGCGCCGGGATGGGATACGCAGCGGGAAGGATGAGCAAATGAGCGGCAACTGGGCAGCAGGTTTTCTCCGGTCGCAACTGAGCGACAAAGACGGCACGGTGAGCAATACCAAAGTATGCGTTCTGATCATCGTAATCGCTGTAGTATCATGGGTTTCCTGTCTGCTTTACAAGTTACACGCGCTCATCACTGTGAACGATATTGTGACCTTTATCGGCGCGGCGGGCACCTTCGCGACAATGCTTTGCGGCACACTCGCGGCGCTCAAGTATGGCGCTGATTCGATCAACAACCGCGCTCCCAACGCCAGCGCACAGGTTCAGCCGCCCGACTCTCCTCCTCCAGCGGGCGCAGATGGTAAACTCTAACGCAGATTGTGAGGTAGCAAAATGATGGATTTCCTGGTGATTCCAATCGCGATTATCGTGGCATTTTTCCTGGGCGTGTGGATTGCGCCTGTGGTGCGTGGCGACTATGCCGAGTTCAAAGCCTATGTCGAGAGCAAGATCAAGGCAGCACAGCAGGCAGCGAAAGAGAGGCTTTAAATGCCACCAGAAGTCTACGATCCCGAAATCGCCGAAGAAATCCTGGTGCGCATGAGCGGCGGCGAGAGTCTGCGCACGATCTGCGCCGACGATGGGTATCCATGCCGCAGGACAGTGACCCGCTGGGCCGTGCGCGACACGCAGGGATTTGGGGCACGGTATGCCACGGCGCGCCGGGCCGGGGTTGAGGCTCGGATCGAAGATGCGAACGAGATCGCTGCGGAGACGCCAACTTATACCGATGAAGCCGGCGTCATTCGCATCGACGCCGCGGGCATTCAACGCAACCGTCTACGCTGTGACCAGGCCAAGTGGGAAGCGTCGCACCTGCTGCGCGGCGGTCTCAAGCCAAGCGCGCCGCTGGATTATGGCGACAAGATACAGACTGAAGTGAGCGGCCCGGACGGTGGCACGATCCAGTCTGAGCACAGGATCGTATTCGTCGATGCACCGAAAGCGCCATGAACATCGAATTTCCCTCTAAACTTCGCCCACTCTTCGAGTCGCACCGCTTCAAGAACATATGGGGCGGCCGAGATGGTGCTAAATCCTGGAACGTGGCACGCTATCTTCTTGAAATTGGGGCAATTGGTACGGAATTTATAGTTTGCGCCCGCGAAAACATGAACTCCATTGCCGATTCCTGCCACCGCACACTAGTCTCGCAGATCAGCATGATGGGCATGGGCGATCAGTATGTGGTTGAAAAGGCGAAAATCTGGCACAAACCCACAAAAACCGAGTTTGTTTTCAAGGGTTTGCGCCATAATCCCGACGCAATTAAATCACTCGAAGGTGCCACAAAGCTATGGGTCGAGGAAGCGCAAAGCGTATCAAAAGACTCCTGGGATAAGTCGATTCCGACCATTCGTCGCCCTGGCTCTGAAATCATCCTTACGTGGAATCCAGAGCTTGAGACGGACGACACCTGGCGCAGGTTTATGGTCAATCCTCCTCCCGACACTGTAGCGATCAATATGAATTTCAGCGATAATCCATGGGCCTCTGAGGTACTGCGCGCTGAACGCGAAAAGCTGGAGATTGAAGACCCGGACGAATATGCGCACATTTGGTTAGGACAGCCCCGCCGCACGGTAATTGGGGGAATCTATGCGGCCGAATTCCGCAAGGTAGACGCAGAGAGCAGAATTACCCGCGTGCCCTACGATCCTTCGCGCCCGGTGCATACCTGCTGGGATTTGGGATGGGGAGATCTGGTAGCAATCTGGATGTTTCAGAGTGCTCCATTTGAGTGGCGTTTCATCGACTACATCGAGGGCAACAACCGCGATGTAGGCTCATTTGTGCGCGAATTGCAGGATCGTCCCTACGTGTGGGGAACCGATTACCTTCCGTGGGACGCGGCCAGCACCGGCAGACTGGCCACCGGCAAGAGCGTCGAGGCGGTCATGCGTGGGTTGGGGCGCAAGGTGCAGGTGGTGCCGCAGAATCTGGTGCATGTCGGCATTGAGGCTGTGCGCCGTATGCTCCCCTTGTGCTGGTTTGACATTGACAAGTGCGCGGACGGACTTCAGGCGCTCAGGCATTACCGCTATGGTGAGATAAAGGTGCTGAGTACGCCAGACCACCGCACTCCGACGCGTGAGCCGGTTCACGATTGGGCATCTCATCCTTCGGACGCTCTGCGGACGGCCGCAATGGGCGTCGAGAGCGCAAACAGCGGTCGTGAGGTTGAGCGGACGGTTACGCAACCCATTTACCAAGGACAAGATGGCTGGATGTCGTAATTTTTGGGAATTATCCCTTTAACTCCAATGAAAGGAAACCCGAATGGAACGTAGCTTTTGGAACCGTTGCAAATTGGCGTGGTTGTTCATAACCACTACGCAGTTCGATAAACCAGCACAAATACACCGTTATAGCTCGCTGAAATGGTGGACTGGAGTCTGGAAAGACAGCCTTGTGCTCGGAAGAACTGAGTAGGGAGTCAAAGGGATAATTCCCTAATTTTTGTACATTTCTCGGTTGATGGTGGTATGATTTGCACATTATGTCGTGGACGGCTCCAAAGATTCAGGCGATGCTACTCAAGGTTGCTCCAGCGCGTCCAGCCGCTAGCCTGCGCCCGGGTAAGGCAACCGCCGTGCACTCTCCTTCTCCGCGCGCATTTGCGGCCGAGTCGCAGAGCGGATACGGGAGGAAATGATGCAGAAACCCAAAGTTGGATTTTGGCGGTGGCTGTGGGCCGCAACTCTCTTTGCTGAAGGCTACCCCGACGATCTCCTGAAGATTTACGAGGTGAAATGATGGCGAAATTGGACGCATCAGAGCGCAAAGAGATTCCAACCCGCGAATTCGGCCTACCTGGCCAGCGCAAATACCCAATGCCCGACCGTTCCCACGCATCCAACGCGAAGGCCCGTGCCACGCAGATGGTTAAGCGTGGTAAACTCAGCCCAGCCAGCGCCGCAAAGATTCGCGCAAAAGCAGACCGACTTTTGTCGGAGAAATGAGGCAGTAAATGGGCAACTCTACCACTCCCGGCCAGCCAGCAATCACGCACGCTGGCGTATTCGATGCCACGGCAGCTAAGGAACTCCAGGACACGCTGGTCAACGGCGCCCAGGTTGTGCTTTCAGGCAGCGCCGATGTAATGCCCCTATCCGGCATTGTTTGCATTTCCACGGCAGGCGTGAACAATATCACTCTTGCCACCCCCAAGGCTGGACCGCAGCCGGTCGGCGATGACGGAAAGACCATCTTTGTCTACTCCACCACGGCTAATGCGCACTCGATTACGATGGCTTCCAACAAAATCATCAATTCCCATCACATCCTGACATTCGACGGAAATATCGGCAGTAATGCTTGGCTGATAGCAGTGAATGGCCTTATTGTGCCCGCAGGGCTAACCGGCGTAACGGCCAGCTAGGAGCTGTGATGGCAGTCACATCGAAGCAAGTCACAATGACGGGATCAGCGGTGCAGTTGGGCGCGGTGGGAACGTTTGCGCGCTGGATCGTGTTCGTCAATTCCGCCGCCGCCGCTCAATCTGTCGCCGACGCCAATGTAACGCTCACGAGAGGCATTCCGCTTGCCGCAACGGGAGGTAACTATGCTCTCCAGCCGATGCCAGACCGAGCGCACTACGATCTTGGCCAGTTCTACGGGATCGGCACCAATACGCAGTTGCTCACAGTGATTTATGACGCGATGAACTGAGGAACGACATGGCAAAGAAAGAGATTCGCCGCATGGTGATCGAGCCCGCAGAGAACGGCGGACATACTGTTTCGCACGAGTACAAGCCCATTCAGCGCGAAGGGCGGCACGGCATAAGCGAAAGCTATGTCGAGCCAGAGAAGCATGTTTTTGGTGCTGAAGAAGGCCACGAGATGCTGGCGCACGTCGCCAACCACCTGGCGATTCCCGAGCATGAGGAATCTGAGGAAACGCCCGAGATGGAAGCGAAGTCGCACCCGGCGTCGTTCCTCAAGGCCGCGCTGAAGGACAAGAAGTGACCACCTACAAGAACGGTTGCCCTATTCTTCCCGAAAGTGACGATTAAGCATGGCGGACGCGAACGATAGCACGGCAGTTGACTTCATGGCGACAGCCCGCAAGCGTTTTGCGGCGGCTGCAGAGGATGAGCGCGATCTGCGCTTCAAGTTCGTGCAAGACCTGATGCTAGCTTCTCCTGATGGAGACGACCAGTGGGACCCACGGATTAAGCTCCAACGAGAGATGGCTGGCCGCCCAGCCATGGCCTTCCCGCGCTGCCATACGTTCGTGCAGCAGGTATCGAATGAGGCCCGCCAGAACAAGCCACAGGTAAAGTTTGCGCCGCGACGGGATGCCGACAAGGACACCGCAGAGGTCTACGAGGGATTGGCAAGGTTCATCCAGTACGAATCGAATGCGCAGATAGCTTACGAGACGGCTATCGAATACAGCGCAGGCGGATCGTTCGGATACTACCGATTCCTGACTGAATATGCTGAGGACGAAGGCGACGACCAGAATCTAAAGATTCTCCCGGTCATGGACCCGCTAACAGTCTATGGGATCGTTGTTCCCACCTGCTTCAATCGCAAGCCGCGTTTTGCGTTCGTAGTTGAGGAAATTCCCAAGGAAGAGTACAAGGCGCTTTACGGCGACAGCGAAATGGCTTCGCTCTCGTGGGATGCCGCTTCGCAGCGCGCAGAGGGGTGGGTCGGCTCCGACTCAGTGCGTATCGCGGAATACTGGTGGTGCGAGGAAGTAAAAATTAAGGGAAAGCGCCCGAAAACCAAGGTATTATTCTGCAAAATCAACGGACTGGAAGAGATTCCCGACACGCGCACCGAGTGGGCTGGGTCCGAAATTCCAATTATCCCGGTATTGGGCAAGCAGATGATCATTGAGGGCAAGGCTCGGCTGGCTTCGGTGGTGCGCTCGCAGAAATCCGCGCAGCAAATGATCAATTACGGGAAATCTCGCATCGCTGAGACGCTGGCGCAGGCGCCGGTATCGCCGTACATGATCGCCGAGGGCCAGGACGCTGGCTACGAGAAGGAATGGGAGACAATCAACACGGTTCCGCGCCCAAGCGTGCATTACAAGGTCGTAGACACCGCCGGTCGGCCCATTCCGGCGCCCACGCGTAACACGTTCGAGCCCCCGATTCAGTCGCTTTCCGAGTTCGTCGCTCAGGAAGTGGATGACATGAAGGCGACCACGGGCATCTACGACGCATCGCTTGGCGCAAAAGGGAACGAGACCACCGGCAGAGCGATTCAGGCGCGCCAGCAGTCCTCCAACCTCACCACGATGCACTTTCTTGACAACTTGGAACGCTCATTCCGGCAGGCAGGCGACATTATTGAGGAGATGATCCCCAAGATTTACGACACCGAGCGCGAAGTGACCATTCTCGGCCAGGACGAGAAATCCAAGGTCGTGACGATCAATGCGCAGCATGTCGATGAGGCCGGAAAGTCGCACCACTACAAGATCGCTGGGAATCGCGTCCCGCTGGTGGTCACCATGGGCCGCGCGTACGACTCCAAGCGCATGGAAACCTTTGATTTTGTCCAGAATTTGATTCGCTCGGTGCCGACGATGGTCCCGATTTTGGGCGATCTGATGATGAAGAATTCAGATATGGCTGGCGCGGATGAAGCAGCCGAGCGGTTGCACAAGATGCTTCCAGCGCAGTTGCAGGATCAGGAAAACCCGTTGCCGCCCCAGGCGCAGGCCGCAGTCGCCCAAGCTCACCAGCAGATACAGGAGATGCAGGGCCAGCTCGCGCAATTTACAATGGAGCGTCAGGCGAAGCACTTGGAGCATCTGGGCAAGATGCAGGAGATTCAAGCCAAAGCTCAGGCCGACATGGCACTGGAAGACAAGAAGCTGTTGACTGCCATCACCGTTGCCGAGATCAACACCAAGGCGCAGAACGCAGCCGACCGTGAAGCCGATCGTAGAGCGCTTGAGGCGCAGTTCCACGATCAGGCGCATGATGTAGCAATGCAGGCTCAACAGCAACAGGCCGCGCAGCAAATGCAGCAACAGCAAGCTGCGGCACAGAGCCAACAGAGTTCACAAGAAGCGGCGCAGCAGCAAGCGCAGCAAGTAGCACCGCAACAAACCGCTGACCCGGCGCAAGGGTAGAATTTTCAAGAGGAATCAAACATGGCAACAGAGACGCAAGCGGCATCGTCACCCGTCGAAGCAACAGACCCATTCAACGGGCAGTCCCCCACGCTCCACGAGTTCAATTCGTACCGTGCGACAGGGGAAATCCCGGCCAGATTCGCATCAGCCGAAGAAGCGGACCCGAAATCCGCAGAAGAAACACTAGCCGAGGGCGAGGAGCCCGAAAAAGCACCGGAAACGGCCCCGGAAGACGATCAGGAGCCGCCCGAAGGTATTGGCAACAAGGCCCGCAGGCGATTCGAGAAGTTGCTCGCTGAAAACAAGGCACTCAAGGCAGCACAGCAGGCCAAACCAGACGTTACGCCGGTCCCGTCTCCCGCGCCGCAAGCCGCCCAGGTCGCCCCAACAAGCCCAGAGCCGACCGTGAACGACACGAAAGAGGATGGAACGCTGAAATATGCGGACTACTCCGATTACGTGAAGGCGCTTGGGCGGTGGTCAGCCGAGCAAACTCTCCACGAAGCGCATCAGCGCGAAGTTCAGCAGAGGCAAGTCAATCAGGTGCAGGAAAACGTCGAGGATGCCCGCAAGCGGTACGGTTCCGAGTTTGACTCGGTTATCGAACCCACAGCGGCTGCCATCATGGGAGACAAAACCATTCCCCTGCCAGTAAAGCAGATGATGGCTGACTCTGACGTGCTTCCAGAGTTGATTTACACGATCGGGATGGACCAGAAAACCATGAAGGAACTGGAACGTCTTTCGCGCGTGAATCCATCGCAGGCGATTCGTTACATCGCAACTCTCGAAGCTGGTATCCGATTGGAACTCGCCGCTGAACCGACCGCTGTCGCTACTCCTGAGCCGAAGAAAACCAACGCTCCAAAGCCTCCAACCCCTGTAAATGGGGCGAGTTCAAGGGCGTTTGACGTGAGTGACGAGAGCCTTTCTCCGGACGAGTGGGCGCGAAAGCGCAACCAGCAATTGTCTAGTCGAAGGTGATCGATCTCTCAGGAGATTGAATCATGGCGAATAGCCTGCTTTCACCGACAATTATCACGCGGGAAGCATTGCGCATCCTGCATGCGAATCTGAATTTTATCGAGAATTGCGACAAGCAGTACGACAAGCAGTTTGCCAACAGCGGCGCATCGCCTTCGGGCAAGATTGGCCCCTCGCTGACCATTCGTATGCCGAACCAGTACACGGTTCGCACCGGCTCGGTCATCAGCGTTCAGGACACCACCGAAACCAGCCAGGTGCTCACCGTATCGACGCAGAAGGGCGTTGACACCAATTTCACGTCCGCCGACCTCACCCTCACCATTGACGAGTTCAGCGAGCGTTACCTGAAGCCCGCCATGTCGGTTCTGGCGTCGAACATCGAAGCCGATGCGCTGAGCATGATGCTGAACGTCTACAACGCCATTGACGACAACGCCAACACGCTAACCTACAAGGACATTGCGCTGGGTCGCCGGATGCTCAACCAGAACCTTGCGCCCGACGAAGGCGAACGCGTTGGCATTCTGACCTCCCAGCATGTGCCCAGCTTCCTCGACGGTATCAAGGGACTGTTCAACCCGCAGGAAAGCATCTCGCGACCATACCTCACCGGCAAGATCGGCAAGGTGAGCGGGATGAATACCTACGAGAACACCATCATTCCCAACTTCCAGAGCGGCACTGCTGCTGCTACCACCGGTTACACTGCCACTCTGGCCAGCGGCAGCGCTACGGCAACCCTGGCGGCGGGATCGGCAACATTTACCGCTGGCGATATTGTCACGTTCTCTGGCATCTATGCGGTACATCCCGAAACCAAGGCGAATCTGGGATACCTCCAGCAGTTCGTCTTTACCGCTGCGGTCTCCGGCACCGGCGCCGCCACCATCTCGCCTACTCCGGTAAGCTCTGGTGCCACGCAGAACGTGAGCGGTACTCTGACCTCCGGCCTTGCGGTCGTCAAGGTTGGCGGCGGCGCTTCTGCGCTCTACAACCAGTCGATTCTTTTCCACCCGGAAGCGTTCGCCTTCGTCACCGCCGATCTGATCGATGTTTCGAAGTTCGGCGCATGGGGCGCGCGCGAGGTCATGGATGGCATTTCCATGCGCATCGCTCGCCAGTACGACATTACGAACGACAAGATTCCTTGCCGCATCGATGTGTTGTACGGGTACAAGGCCATTCGCCCGCAGTTGGCCGTCCGCGTCATTGCCCAGTAACCCTAACCGGGGCGCGAATAACGCCCCAGCCCTTTCTGGGCATGGAGAATCATCATGGCAGCAGGAAAGCAGCTAAGCGACAACAATGGCAGCGGAACCGCCCTCGGACAGTCCGCTACCGATACCATCAGCTTCTACGGGGCAACGCCCGTAGCGCAACGCGCCAGCATCGCGGGGAATGCAAGCACGCTCATCTCCGTATCGTCCAATGCCACCATTGCCTCCAATTTGGGCGCATGGATGGCCGAGGTGAACGCAACCCTTCAGGCACTTGGAATCTGGGCCGCCCACTAAATGACGGGAAAGAAAAAAGTCGTATTCGCAACGCCGAGTATAGCGGGGCCGACAGCGCCTTACATTGAGTCGCTGAAAGCCTCGCTCCCTCTTATCGTCGCGGCTGGATGGGATGAGGGATACGCGCAGAAAGTAGGGTGCCCGTATATCTCCTGCGCTCGTGCAGATATGCTGCGCATGGCACTAGATGCCAAGGCTGATGTGATTGTGTTTCTTGATTACGATCTTTCATGGGATGCGCCTGACCTCTTGAATCTGATTGAAACTAAGGGCGATGTGGTATCAGGAACTTATCGTTTCAAAGAGGAAAACGAAGCGGAGCCTGAGCGCTATATGGGCAATTGGGATATGAATCCAGATTGGACCCCAAAGATTCGTGAATCTGACGGCGCAATCAGCGCGACTCTCATTCCCGCAGGTTTCCTCAAGATCACCAAAGAGGCCGTCGACAAGTTCATGGGCGAATATCCTGAACTGAGCTATGGGCCGAGATACAGTCCTACGGTGGATTTATTTAATCATGGGGCAAGGGATCGTATATGGTGGGGAGAGGATTACTCATTTGCGCAGCGGTGGAAGGAAAAATGCGGCGATATTTGGCTGGTTCCTGACCTGAGCATCAATCACCACGCCGCCGACAAGGTTTATCCAGGCAATTTGCATGAATTTCTTATGCGCCAACCTGGGGGGAGCAAGGCAGAATGACAAGCAAGGAAATCCAACTCATCGCACCGACCGATGCCAGCACGAATGCGTGGCTCAAGATGATTGCGCACCAGTTGGCGATTCTGATTGAGGTAATGGACTCGAAAGCTCCACAGGTTCAGCCGATACCCGAGAAGCGCGGCGTTGGCCGCCCGCGAAAGGTCGCATAATGGGGCCGATTCTCACTGACCAATCCGGTAATCAGTATTCGCTCTCGGTGGACGAGTCTAGCGGTGCGCTGCTGACGAATCCGGTGTCGAACCTTACGCCGACGACTACTGACAACTCCATCTTCTTCACGGCGCTGTCGCTCATCACAGCGGCGATGAGGTTGCTCAACGTGGTGGCGTCCGGCGAGTTGCCAACGAGCGACGAGGCAAACGATGCGCTGATGGCGTTTCAGTGGATGGTGGATTCGTGGAATGCGGACAGCCTATCTATCTTCACCATGAGCGCCTCAGACTACCCGCTGGCGCTCGGCAAGCAGGCGTACACGCTGGGACCGGGCGGAGACTTCAACGCAACGCGCCCCTCGCAGATCGTGGGAATGAGCGCAATCCTGCTCAATAATCCGACGAACCCGGTGGAGGTTCCGATTGATCTGTACACCATGACCCAGTGGCAAACGCAGGTTCCGGTCAAGAGCGTCTCCGGAACTTTCCCGCTGACCTGTTACGACGACGGTGGCGCGCCGCTGCGCACACTGTCTTTCTGGCCTATTCCCAACTCGCAGCCTAACAATGTCCGCATTTACGCGTGGCAGTCGCTCGTCTGGCCTGCCACGCTGCAAACCATCCTCAATTTCCCTCCGGGGTATGCGCGGGCCTTCGTCTACAATCTCGCTTTGGAGCTGGCGCCTCAATTCGGAGCGCAGATTCACCCCGCAGTTGCGAAGATCGCTGTCGAGTCGCTGGCCACGGTAAAGACGCAGAATGTGCAAGAATTGCACCTGGTTTCTGACCTGCAAAGCAACCCTGCTGGCTTTAATTGGAAAGCTGACATGTTCGGAATTGCGTATTAGGAGGATAAAATCGCCAGATTTGGACTCATTTCAGGTAGCTACCAGTCGCAAAGCCCTATCGCTGACTGCCAGAGGACGGTCAACTGGTATCCAGAACAGATCGAGAGCCAAATGGCCGCGTCTTCAATGGCGCTGTACCCTACGCCCGGGCTGGCCGTGTGGGGGACCATCGACAAGCCTGTGCGCGGCGAGATTGAGATCAACGGGCGCATGTTCGCCGTGGGAGGCGCGAACTTCTACGAGATGAACGCCGCGGGCACTCCGACACTGGTCGGGTCCGTTGGGAACAACCTCCAGCCGGTCACGATGGCGACGAATGGCACGCTCGGCAATCAGGTGCTCATCTGCTCAGATGGAAAGCTCTTCATCTACACGCTCGACGCAATCGGGAATATCCCCGCGGGGACACTGACGCAGGTAAGCTCTTTGCAGGGCATTCCGGCATCGGTGGTATTTTGCAGCAGCTATTTCATTGCGTTGCTGGCGGGCACGAACAAGTTTCAGGTTTCCAATCTGCTCGATGGTTCGCAATGGAACGCGCTCGGTGTCCAGCAGAACGAGACATTTCCCGAGAATATCGCTTCCATTGTTTCGGCGTATGGGTTTCTTTTCGTTCTAGGCCAGGGTGGACACTCGCAGGTTTACTACAACTCCGGGGCCAGCCAGTACACCCCTTTCAGCCCCATCTCGGGCGCTTACATGGAGGAGGGCTGCGGCGCGCCACTTTCGCCTGTCGTGATGGACAACACCGTTTTCTGGATCGGTGGAAGAGATGGCAAGGGAGATATCGCCTGGCGCGCGAACGGCTACACACCAACGCGGGTATCCAATTTCGCCGTGGAGACTGCCTGGGCCTCATACCCGCTAAAAGGGTCTGACGCGGTAGGATACACGTACCGCGACCAGGGCCACACGTTTTGGGTTCTGCGTTTCCCTTCGGCTAATGGCGGGGCTGGCGCTACTTGGGTTTATGACGCATCCAGCCAGCAGTGGCACGAGCGCGGATTCTGGTCGCAGACTGGGCCTACCGGATACAGCGCACACCTTTCGACCTGTCACGTCTTCGCGTTCGGAAAGCATCTGGTGGGTGACTGGAATTCCGGCAATATTTATTCCATGGATATTGCCAACCTTACGGACAATGGAACCGCGATTCGCCGCTGGCGGCGTTCCCCTCACATCTCAGCAGAGCGAGAGCGCGTATTCCTCAACCGTTTGCAGATCGATTTAGAGGTTGGACTGGGCCCAGAGCCTCCGCTCATTGGCTTGACTCCGCCGATGGAGCAAACTGGCGTCTCAGAAGTCGGTAAACTGGTGATTGATGACCAAAGCGGAGGCCGGTATTCGCTCCAGGTGGACGAGACCGATGCTTCACTTACTACGACGTCACTCACGCCAGCCGGGCAGCAGCCGCCCTACTACCGCGGGCCGCAGTTGTCGATCAGCATTTCGCGCGATGGCTCAAAGACGTTCGGGCCTGAGCACCTGCTTGACTGTGGGCAGGCGGGAGAGACTAGAAAGAGAGTAATTCTGCGGCGGCTCGGACAGGCACGCGACTTCGTATTCGACATTGTGGCCACGGACCCGGCGCCATGGCGCATAATCGACAGCTACATCGAAGGAACTGGATTTCAACAGCCGATGCAGAGATTGCAGAAGCAGATGGCGCAGGTGCAATGATGAGTACAGAAACAATCCGCGAAACTCTCCTAGGGCAATGCATTGGAGCGACCATTCTCGACATTACGACGCCCGATGCTGATGAGTTTCTCGCGGGCGGCCCAAACCATGTCTATTTCCATCTCAGAAATGGAGAGACGATATTCGCTACGCTCGGGGATGAATCAAACCCTGGGCTGGTTGGTCTGCTCGATACTGAAGATGACGAAGAAGAGGTGTAATGATGGCGCAGGCGATCAACGTTCCCTCTCCGGTATCCGCAGTGGTCCCGTTCGTTCACCCGCAGGCAGGAAATACTCCACCTCCGGCCAGCGGACTCACCGCTTTCGGATTCAAACACCTTTCGGATACTCAAACAGCGGTAGCCGCACTCGTTGCACAGGTGGCCGCGCTCAATACGAAGGTAGGACTATGAAAAACCGTATTCTCGTATTTCTCGGAACACTGGCGTTATTCCTCTGCTCCGTTCCGGCCGTGTCTCAGAACCCAGTGGTTCCCTTCCGCTCGTCGCGCGCCACGTTCACGACTCCGACGGGCCAGCCGTTATCGGGTGGATGCATCTACACATACCAGGGAGGAACAACCACCCAGCAGGCTACCTATACCGACTATACGGGCGGAACGGCGAACACGAACCCCGTCATTCTCGACACGACCGGCAGCGCCGTGATGTGGCTGGGCGCGAACTCCTACAAGTTCATTGCCTACAGCGCTGGCGGCTATCACTGCTCCTCCGGAATCCTCCAGTGGACGGTTGACCAAATACCGGGAAATGCATTCCTCAATGGGACCATCAGCGGGGCCACAATAATCAACCCGACAATCACAGGCGGAACGGATTCAGGAACGGCGATCTCCAGCGCGGTCATTACTGCATCGAGTATTGATAGTTCGGCTATCGGGTCTACTTCTCCATCCTCAGGATCATTCACCAGCCTGGCTGGCGCTCTCAATGCCGTAACATTCACCACCACCCCCATATTCAATGCAAGCAAATACGACTATTTCACCATGACGCTGAGCGGAAATGTTGCGTCGAGTACGATCATAGGCGCAACGACCGGGCAGACAATTACCTTCGATATTTGTCAGAACGGAACCGGGCAGACGATTAGCGGCATCACTACCGGATTCACGTTTGCATGGCCGTCCAACTATCCAAACGCCCCCATCATTGATCCGATCTTGAATTCCTGCACCATCGTCAATGCCTTTTACAACGGATCGAATTGGGTGACGATATCGACGACGCCCCAATTGCTGATCGGCAACTTCGATACGGTTCCCTACAGCGCGACGCCGATATTCCCGGCTGCCAGTTACTCGAATTTTTCCATTACACTGTCAGCAAATGTTACTTCGAGTACGATTACCGGAGGCACCATTGGGCAGATAGCGACCATTGATATTTGCCAGAACGCAACGGGTACATGGACATTTGTTTGGCCGACAAATGTTCTGGGAGCTCCTCCAGTGAGTGCCGGAGCAAGCGCTTGCACGGGTATTGCGGCGGTTTACAACGGGACGAACTGGGTGACGATTGCGAACTCCAGCGCCAGCACCACGACGCCGCTGACGGGAAACTTGGATGTAATTCCATTTACGGGAGCGCCGATCTATTCAGCGGCTAACTACAGCGGCTTTGAGATGGTACTATCCGGGAATGTTACTTCAAGTTCGATTACTGGCGGTACGACTGGACAGCTTATCGCGATTATGCTGAAACAGGGGTCTTCGACGACGACAGCGCCAGCGTCTGCTCCTACCTCTTCCACGCTGACGACAGGCGGATCGCTTCCAGCTATAACCACCTACTATGCGATGTGCAGTTATCTGTTCGGCACGGTGGAGTCACTGCCAAGTGCCGAGGCGAGCCGGATCACGGGCTCAGGGGGAAGCAACTCGATTACCTGGAACTGCCCATCATATGCAGGTGTGACAACCTACAAATTCTATATCGGCACGGGAACTGGAGGTGAGAATTACTATTTCACCTCTTCAAGCTCTTCGTATCTACAAATCGGAGTGCCGAGCACTGGAACCCCCGGTATCCCTCTTACTGGCAGCACTTACACGGTCGCATGGCCAACGAACCTAATCAATGCGCCGGTAATGGCTACGGGGATTGGCGCAACGACTGGCATGGTTGCCATATATGATGGAACCAACTGGATTACAGTGGGAACAAGCGGGACGGGGAGCGGAAGTTCTTCGGTCGTCGGTAATCTCGCCGGAACAAGAGTTTTCGGAACAGTTTATCAGAACACAACCGGACTTCCCATATTGGTTTCAGGTAACGGCGTAATAACGGGAGGGTCTGGGGATAGCCAGATTTCTTGCTTGATTGGCAGCACAAGCACCCCGGCCAGTGTTGTATGGGCCAGCGTGACTACGGGAACAATAAGCAGTGAACCTGTTGGGTTTATTTGCAGGGTTCCATCACTTTGGTATTACAAGGTTTCCGTGACGAATATCATCGGTCCTACATCGACGAGTGGTAGCAACTGGTATGAGTCACAACTGCCATGATCAATATACGGGCGGTAAGTTACGCAGACATTATCGGCGCATCGAACGCAAAGGAGCTTTTTGCGGAGTATGAGGCGGAGTGTGCAAACCCTGAACTCGCACCAATTAACCCGCAAACTGATCTTTACGCTGCGATGGAGGCTTCGGGCGGACTGCAAGCATTCGGAGTTTACGACGAAGATGCGCTGATTGGATTCTTCACGGTTCTGATTTGGACGGTTCCGCACTACGGAAAGAAGATCGGTTCCAATGCTGATATTTTCCTGGCATCGGCGCACAGAATGAACGGAGTCGGATCGAAAATGATCGTTTTAGCGGAAGAATACGCGAAAAGCAAGGAATGCGTCTGCTTTCAGTGGACCGTCCCAGCCGGAAGCCGGTTTGCGAGACTGCTTGCGCTCAACGCGCGAAGGTATCGCCGCTCCAATTCCGTATATTTGAGGTCTCTATGAGCCTTGCACTGATCGACAAAACGTTGCCACCTACGACTCCTGAGATTATGGAGAAGATAGCGCTAGTGGAGGCGAGAATCAGGCCACATGAGCATACCCTCCAAATCAAGATGGAGCATTCTCTGCATGCCGGAATGTATGCGCGGACGTGCCGTCTGGCCGCATATCAGGTTATCACCAGCGTTCTTATCAAGATTCCCACGCTGCTTGTAGTCAACGGAGACTGCGTCGTTCTGGCGGGCGATGAGTGGAGAGAGCTGACGGGGTACAATGTTCTCAATGCTCCCTCCGGACGCAAGCAGATTTATGTGACGCGCGGAGAAACGGAAATCACGATGGTTTTTCCAAGCAACGCGAAAACGGTCGAAGAAGCAGAAGACGAATTCAGCGACGAATCCGCCAACCTGCTGAGCAGGAGGTCATAATGTCGGGAATAGCAACAGGCACGGCGATGATGATCGGCGGGGGACTTGCGGCGGGAGGAAGCGTTGCCAGCGGCCTCATTGGGGCAAATGCTGCGGATAATGCGGCATCTACGCAGGCAACTGCAGCTGAGAAAAATGCACAGATGCAGGGTTCTCTCGGTCAGGAAGGTCTCACCCTCGAAAATCAGCAGAATCAGCAGGACCAAGCTAACCTCCAGCCATATTTGCAGACCGGCGACAACGCGAACGCAACCCTGCAATATCTGATGGGTATGGGCGGCGAGAGTCCGGGCGGCGGCGGCGTAACGACCGGCGCTGGACAGAAGCTCTCTATCCCTGGTACCACCGGGTCGGTATCCGTCCCAGGCGTCACGACCACCACGGGCACGGCCGCAACGAATCTGGGTTCGTATGGCGAGCTGATGAAGGGATACGGGGGCGGCGCATTTCAAGCACCCACCGCGGAGCAGGCCAGAGAAACGCCGGGATACCAGTTTGGATTGCAGCAGGGCCTGGGAGCGCAGCAGGCCAGCGCGGCAGCAAATGGAACCCTACTCACCGGTGGAACACAGGCCGCTCTCAACCAGAACGCGCAAAACTATGCGGACACGAATTATAACAACGTCTACAACCAGGCGCTCCAGACCTACGGCACGAATTACAACACCTGGGCGAACCAGCAGAACAGCGAATACAACAAGTTGGCGGGTATGGCAGGCATGGGTCAGACAGCGGCAAACACCATGAATACCAACGGGCTACAGTCAACCGGCCAGATGGCGAACACGCTCACCAACACCGGCCAGCAGGTTGGGCAGCAGAACACCAACGCGGCATCTGCCACCGCATCCGGGTATGTTGGGGCTGGAAATGCCTACAGCGGCATAGCCAGTGGGGTAGGCAACAGCCTGAGCCAGATGATGATGCTTAAATCGCTGTATGGCAATGGCACGAAAGGGCAAGGCGAAAACTTAGGTGACGCCTTGGGAGGGTCTTAAGAATGGGTACGATACCGCTTCCAGCGCTCGATGTAAGGCCGCCAGCCGCTCCCCCAAATATGCTGGAGCAGTACGGCCAGCTCATGCAACTGAAGCACCAGCAGGATATGGCTCCGCTGCAGCAGCAGCAAGCGCAGCAGCAGGTGCAGAGCGGAGCAATGGAGCTACAGCAACGCCAGCAGGATTTTAAGGACCAGCAGGGAACCTCCAAGTGGTTCATGAGCATCGACCCCAAAGACCCCAACGCTTTCGACCCTTCGACTGTCGGGAAAACGCTCGCCGCGCAGGGAGTTTCCGGCAAGGGGATCATGGCGGTGCAAGGGCAGCTCCTCCAGCACCAGCAAACAGCCGCAACGCTTACCAAGGATCAACTCGCAAACCAGCAGCAGATGAACGATAACCTCTACAGCGGCATCAATGGAATCATCGGCGTCACAGACCCCCAGCAGCGCGCGCAGGCCATTACGGCGCTGTTGCCGCAAGCTGTCCAAGCGAAAGCCATGCAGCCCCAGCAAGCGCAGCAGATCGCGCAGAATCCCGCAGCGGTCACGGATGATCAGTTGAAGGCGCTCCAGCACGGGCTCGGCATCAGTTCGGCGTTCTTGGGGTCAGTTGCGCGGATGCAGACGGCGCAGACCGGCGCGCAGACGGCAGCCATAAAGGCTCCCGGCGAACAGGCTACATCGGATTCACTGGTACTCAGGAACGCAGCGCAGCAGCTTGCCGCCGCTCCAGACCAAGCGACATATCAGGCCGCGCTTGGCGAACTTCCGATGAAGGTTGCGAAGAACTTCCCAGCGCAGTTCGACAAAAATGCAGTGCTTCGGGTTGGCATGGCCCCGAATGAGCAGATAGAGGCTGGCCAGCGGGCGCAGACGCTACAGCAGGGGAATCAGCGCCTTGGGCTTGAAGGGCAGAGGCTTGGTATTGAGTCACAAACCCTTAACCTCAACCAGCAGAAGGCTGGAATTACTCCTGCGGGTCAACCCAACGAAACGGCGCAGGCGATTGCAAGTGGTCATATCGTTCCTGAAAGAGTGTCGTATTTGCTGGCCCGAAACCCCGAGCTTGTCGGCGAAGTGATGAAGCTAGATCCCGGCTTTGATAGCTCCAAGGCGCAGGCGTATCCAGCCACATACAAGGATTTCACATCCGGGAAAACCAGCGTTGCGATCAACTCTGGAGGAACGGCGCTTTCCCATCTCAACGAACTCCAAAAAATGAACACGGTCGAGAGCCATATTCCCGGGACTCCAGACTACAACGCCTATCAGAACAAAGCCGACACTGTGGCCTCGGAACTGGCGAAGTTCTACGGTGATGCCACTATCCCCGCAATCGCTGCTATCAAGAAGACGCTCACCGCCCAGCTTCCAGGAAACCGAAAAGCAGCAATCCAGACGCAGGCGCAGTCGATGGGCGATAAAATGGACAGCTTCCAGCAGCAGTGGCAGAATGCTGCCCCCAGCAAGGCCTATCAGGCTCCGATGCCGGGAATCAGTCCCCAGGCGATTCAGGCGCGTGCCGCACTCGATCCATCTTTCGCTGCGAGAATGAACGGGGGGAATGCTGGAGCGGGGTCGCCCTCGTCTGGAAATGATCCATTTGCGCAGTTTGGCGGAAAGGCACACTAATGGCAACCACTCCCCAGATTTACACCGGATCAGTTAATAATGATCGCGCCCCAGCAACTTATGATTCTTCGCGGATGGGCACGTCAATGCCTCCCAATGGTGGCGAAGTTTCATCTGTTGGGCCGCCATCTGCTAACGAAATGGCAACCGTTACCATGCTGTCTCCAGACGGGAAATCTGGGGATGTGCCAATTTCAAAGGTAGCAGATGCCCAAAAAGCCGGTTTTAAGGTTGCCGTGCAGATGAAATCTCCCGATGGATTGAATGGATATGTCTCTGCTGAAAACGTCCCCGATGCTGCCGCGAAGGGATTCAAGATGGTCCCGATTGAAGTTCCAGACGCGGCAAAGGTGAGCTACTGGGATGCGCTCACGAATCCAGTAGGGTCAGGCGGGGCGCAACAGGGCATTGTAGGCGGTGTACAGCAAATTGGAGGTCAGGCTATCAAAGCGCTTGCGCAGCCCGTCCTGCACCCCATCGATACCGTAGAAGGCCTCTACAATACCGTGCGCCACCCTATCCAGACCGCTCAGGGAATCGGACAGCAAGTGCAAGCTGATTACCAGCAGGGTGGCGTTCCCCTCGCGGCTGAGAATCTTGCTGGCCAGGCGATAGGCGCTTACGAGGGGGGAAGAATCGCCGCTCCGGTTGCAAATGCGGCTCTGAATACTCTGCCGACCAGCGTTGGGCGCGCTGTGCTGCTCGGCAAGACGCCAGAGGCTGCCTACGAGAGCGCGTTGAAGCCAAGCACCACCATTGGGCAAGCGGATCGCGCCGCAATGGTGCAGACTGGGCTTCAGAACGCCATTCCGGTATCCAAGGTGGGAGTCGAGAAGCTCGGTGACCTGATTGACGACCTAAACAGCAAAATCAAGGGAACCATCGCGCAAGACCCAGCACGCCTGATTGATCCAAACGCGGTAGCCACACGCATTCAGCCGACTCTCGATAGGTTCAGTAATCAAGTTGTAGCACAGCCGGATTTGAACGCTATCGAAGCGACGCGCCAGCAGTTCCTTGCAGAGCGCGGCGCTCGTCCCGGAACGCCTGGAATAGGTCCGCGCCCGACAGGACTCCTCGACGCCCAAGGCCGTCCCATTATGTCACAGGGAGTCCCCGCGGAGCCTCCTCAACCAGCACCTCCAATGAGCGCCGCAGACGCGCAAGCGATGAAGCAGGGAACCTATGGGGTGCTCAAGGGAAAGTTTGGGGAACAGGGGAGCGCAACGGTTGAGGCACAGAAAGCTCTTGCGCGTGGGCTGAAAGAAGAAATAGCAACTCAGTTTCCAGAAATAAGTAACCTGAATTCCGCAGAGGGAAAACTATTGGACCTGCAACCAGTTCTTGAGCGCGCAGTGAATCGTATCTCAAACCATCAGGTTATTGGGATTGGAACTCCGGTGGCAGGCGCGGCAACAACGGCAGTGACAGGGAGCACAACTATTGGCAAGGTGGCGATGGTTGCGAAAGCCGTACTCGACAATCCCAACGTAAAATCGCATTTGGCTATCGCCGTGAGCAAGGGAGCGAAGATTCCGTATGCGCAAGCGCTCGCTCGCGTTCAATCCTATGCAACATCTCTTGGATCAGCTTCTTCCGTTGGGCAGGAGAATTCGACCGGCGGCAACTCCAATCAGCCAGCGCAGCCGCAACAGTAACGGCAACGTAAGAAAGGGCACATCCTATGACAAGGCTTTCAAACATGATGAAATTATATGCCTTCCTGGCATTTCTTTGCGCCGCAATTGCTTCCGCGCAGACGAACCGCTTCCCGCCAATCAACCTGTATCCCGGCGATCCGACGGGCACAGCATGCCCCATCCCAAATAGCTTGGTCGAAAGTGCCACAACTGGATGCATCTATGCTTGCATTTCGGGTGTGTATACGGCATCATCGTGCAGTAGCGGCGGCGGTATCTCTGGTAGCGGCACGGCGGGGTACTTGCCCGTGTGGACTGGGGCCACATCGCTGGGGAACTCTGTTGTCACGCAAACATCAACCACGCCACTAA